GACGGACCCTTCCAGTGCTTGCCCTCGACGTAGGTCGCCTTGTCGGCCGGCACGATGCCGTCGTACCACGGCTTGTCAGCCGGGGCGGGCGCGGCGGGTGCGGCGGGTGCGGCGGGTGCGGCCGGCGTTTCGGCACCGGGCGCAGGAGCAGCAGCGGCGGGCGTTTCGGCGGCGGGGGCGGCAGGTTCAGCACCGGCCAGTGCTTCGGCTCCAGTGGTCATCGGGCTATTCCTCTTCGTGGGTGATGTTGGTGACGGTGTAGTCGTCGAGGTTCAGGAGTTGGACGAACTCGTCGAAGAGTTCGCGGCGGGATGCGGCGGCGGCGGTGGCTATCGGATCGACTTGGCCGTCGCCGCCGATGACGACGAGGCGCGTCCCGCGCGTCGCGTGGCAGGCGCGCTTCATCAGCCAGATGAAGATGCGAGCGTCGCGTGACGGCGAGCCTTCTTTCAGGAACAGCCGGCGCACGGCGAGTTGCCTGCGCAGCAGTTTTTCAGGGGGGCGCTGCCTCACGAGAACCGTTGAGCGCGCAGCGTCTTGAGGTGGCCGTGCAGGTTGGCCACGGCCGCGCCGAGGGCGTTGAGTTCGCCGACGTCCTTGACGTCTTCGATGTCGAAGTCGGCAGTGATGGTGCCGTCTTGGTAGATCGCGCACACAGCGAAGCTACGGACCTGTCCGCGCTCCCACTGTTCTGCGTGCTGGTGGAGTTTCGATGCCGCTCTCGCGGGTCTGATGATCGTCATTCGTGCGCCTTATCCTAGAAGGGGGCTGCGGCCATGTCCTTGTTGGCGGTGGCCAGGGTCTGTGCGGTCTGCGCGCCTTGTTGCGAGGCGGCAAGCAGGCGCTGGAGTTGCGCCTCTTGTGCGGCCTGTGCCTTCTCGGCTTCGATCTCTTCCTGTGCGCGCATCATGCGGACGGGTGCGCCGTTGATCTGCGCCAGCTTGCGCAGTGTCCACGGGGCGTCAATCGTGCGGATGCTCTCGCCTTCGTCGTACTGCGCCATGAGGCCGGCGGCTTCGAGGGTCCGCATGATGCCGACGCCCTCCTCGGCCTGTTGGGCTCGGGTCAGCGGGCTGTCGTAAACGACTTCGAGGATGCCGCCCTCTTCGGCCAAGGCCTCGGGCATGTCGTCGAACATGCCGGACATTTCGAGGATGTCGAGTTCGCGGGTGACGAGGATGTCGAGAAACTCGGACTGCTGCCGGCCAATGGTCGGGGCCAGCAGAGCGCCCTTCTCCTGTGCGCGCAGCAGGGCCTCGGTCGCCGTCATGCGGGGCGTCTCGACGAGGATCTGGAAGAGGGTGATGAGGAACGAGCGGTTGATGCTCTGCCGGCGCTGCTCCATCATTTCGAGCCCGACGCGCGGGTCGCCTCGGGGTGCGAGGCTTTGGGCCAGCACCTGACCGCGCTCGTTGATGTAGCCGGGGTTGATCGAGCCAGGGCGCATTGAGAACGGCGACAGGGCGTCGATGTCGGCCGTCGCCCACGGCGGGTCGGTCACAAGTTCGCCATAACGCAGCCCGGTTTTGGACATGGTGTTGACGGTCTTGATGTCGGCGAACGCATCCCACGCTACCGAGCGGCCGTACACTTCGGAGCCGGACACGGTGTAGCGCGACACGGCGTAGGGCATGGTGCGGTAGCCGCCGCGACGGATCGTGCATTTGCCCTCGATGCAGACGTCGAAGGCAGCGTACTTCATGCCACGGAACGAGCGGTCGTTGGAGGCGACTTCCTCGTTGGGGCGGACGACGTGCAGGAAGTTGAACTCACGGAACGGGTCGGTCGAGATGTGCTTGGTGATGATCTCGGGCAGGTTCTTCTCGCCGAACTTCTGCACCGCCTGGCGGACAGTCATCGGGTATTTGCGGCGAACGGTGTCGACGCGGCCCCACGCATCCTCTTCGATGTAGAGTTGGTTCAGCGGGACGTGTTGATAGAGGATGCCTTTGGACAGGCCATCTTCGATAAACAGACCCATGGTTCCGAAGGCCACGAGGGACACGAGTGCCTCGCCGACCTGGCCGGTGAAGTTGGCGGCGCGCGAGTAGCGCACCCGGAACATCATGTCGCGCTTCTCTTCGAGGTAGCGCAGCACCTCGTCGTCATCTTGGAGCGATGCGGCCAGCGGCCGAAGGCCATGCCACTTCTGTGTACGGGGGACGAGGAGGCTCTCGATCGCGGCGGCGCAGGCCGGCACGGCCAGTTGAGCCGTGCTGTCGAAGACGTACTGCTCCTTGCGCGTGCCGGGGCTCTGACGCGAGGTGAACTCTTGTGCGCGCGGCAGGCAGTAACGCGCAATCTCTTCGTACATGCTGTCGAAGTTGACGCGGTAGTCCCGCTGGCGTTCCCACGAGCGGATCTCGAACTTTGCCGTCTCGTCGGAAACGTCCACGGTCGTCAGCCTCCGGTCAGCATCTTGGTGGCATTGCGCTCACCCTTACCGCCGGCCGGGCCATAGCCTGGCAGGTAGGTGTTGGCGGCGCGGCGCGTTTCGGGCGTGCCCGGCTTGTTGCGGTCGAGCATGGCGATAGGCGACAGGTATTTGATAGGGCTCATGTCACATCGCCTGTGGGCGCGAGACGGTGCCGAGGTCAGGCAGGCCGCTTTCGCTGGTGAGAACAGAGGTCGCGCGCCGGGCGAGAACCCGGTCACGGCGGTCAGCGGCCATCTGCGCCTGGTTGATGGTCGGCGCGGGCGGCGGGGCAACAGGCTTGGGCGGGCTCATGGCGGTCAGGCCTCTGCTTCGCGGGTCGAGTTCTTCTTGTCGCCGCCGGCGAAACCGTCGAGCCAGATGCTGGCGAGGTCGCCCTCATACGGGCACGTTTCGGCGGCGAGGCCAGCGGCGGCAGCGGCGACACCCTGGTCGTAGACGGGGTGGTTCTCTTTCTTCGCGGCCATGCTCTAGTCCTTCACCAATTGACTTCGCCTGTGCCGACGGCGACGGGCGACTTGCGATCGTAGAACCCAAAGGGGTGCCGTTCGTCCTGGACGATACGCGAGTAACGCAACATCATCAAGGCATAGCGCGATGCGCACAACAGGTCGTCGTCCTCCTTGACGATCTTGCCCTCGTCGCGGTGGTACATCCGGAACTCTTCCATCCATAGCGGACAGAGCCCGTCGAAGACTTTCCAGCGCCCATCGTTCATGCGCTGTAGCATATCCATGACGCCGGCTTCGGTCGAATTGGAGCCGTCTGGCCAGAGGGCGTGGCTTTGAAGCATATCGAGCCCCGCTGCCTTGTATTGTTTCGCCAGCCCCTGCCCGGTGCCTTTGTCGGCAACGTGTCCATCGTGCGGCCACGACCATTTCAGCTTGCCCCACTTCTTTGGACCGATGATGAGTGAGTGCTGGTCGGGTGTCAGCTTTGAGGCGCGGTGCTCTCGCAGGACGTAGACGACGTCGGTGTCTCGGTCCCAAGCGAGTTCGACGGCTCCGGTCGGGTGGTCCCAACCGAAGTCAAGTCCGCCAATCCGAGGCCAATGGGCTGGAACATGGAAAGGTGCGACGAGTATCTGAGCGTCGGCGACCGGGAAGATACGACCTGACCCGAGGATGGGGATGCCTGAGACGCGAGCATCACGCTCATGGTCGAGGTAGCCAGCAATGATGCGTTCCCGGTCTTCATCGGTGTAGTGCTCCGCGTCGTGGATGGTCATGCGGATGACGGCGCGGTGCTGGCTCTTCTCGTTGAGGAACCGGCGCACGACGTTCGACATGCCCTGCAAGGGGGTGAAGGTCAGGATGACGGAGCCTTTGGTCGCGTTGGTCCGCGTCCGTCCTTCGGAGTAGACGTCTTCGGGCGGCTCCTCGTCGAACCAGACCCAGTCGACGGTATCGGCCTGCCACTTGGCTCGGCCCTGATCGTAGGACTTGAAGCTGATGGTTGATGCGCCACCGTTGACGTGCTTGACGACGACGGTGTCGAGGGCGTCAGGCACACCGGCTTTTCTTGAGGTGTCGAGGATGGCGTCGCGCGGGATGTAGCCAGTGCCCCAAGCGCTCTCGGTTTCGGGCGGGCCGACGAGAAGCCGCTGCGCACCCTTTTTGGTCAGGTCGGCGCTTTCCGATCCAGCCAGGGCCGAGATGGGCTTGTCGAACCGACGCCCCTTCCACCAGTCGGGATAGCGCCCGGTGAGGTGCATGGCTGTCTCGGCCGCACCTGCAAACGTCTTGCCAAGTTGGTTACCAGCCATGAACAGCCGCTCATAGACAGGCAGTGCGCCGAGTTCGTGGAACTCCTGCTGCTTGGCGTAGGGCTTGTAGTGGCCAAGGCGGTCGGAGGCGATCTTCTCGTCGCGCGCCTTGCGGAGCCTGCGGGCAAACGCTGCCCACTCTTCGGCCGAAGCGTCGTCGTCAGGCGGGATCTCTTCGAGGGGCTCGTCAGCCACAGGGTGTCTTTCGTGGTCGAGGAAAAAAGGCGGCACCCCGGTCCAAGGGGGTCAGGCCAGGGTGCCGCCAGTTGGCGCAGCGGAAGGAGGGGAACACTGCGGGAGTTGAGACTGTCAGAACAGGGAAGCTGGGTCAATCTCCTCGTCGACCACGGGCTTGAGGCTGGAGATTTTGGTCGTCGGAATTTCGCCCGGCCCAATTTTCGGAATGTGTTTTCGGCTGTCTGCCTGGAGTTCGGCCGGCTCTGTGGCTGTTTGGCCAGAGGTCGGGCTCAAATCGTCGTAGACAGGTTCGGCTTTTAGGCTGGACAGCTTGGTGGGCTGGACAGGGGCTGGAGGCGGCAGGTCGACAAGGACAGGAAGGGGTTTCGGATTATCGGTCGTATAGGGCGCGACGTCTATTACCTCCCCCCGCGTGTCGCCCGAGCGGGGGCTCCCCCCCTCCCCTTCGATCAACCTGGCCGTTCCCTCGATCGTCATAGAGGGCGAAACGCCCGCTTTGAGGGCCGCCATTCGTTCGGCGAGGGTGATCAGGGCTTCAATCCTGTCATCTGATAGGCCGTCGGTGGGTGTGGTTATCTCAAGCTTTTGGGGCATTAGCTTCGCAACCATCGAAGCAAACTCCATAGGTTTCTCAAAAGCGGCACGCCTTAGCACCGCTTCGCCTTGCTCTTTCCACAAGTCGTGGAGGTCATTGAAGAAACGCGTAGCAATC